ACCCCCTCATTCCGGCCAGCTCCATCTTCTGGAGCAGTGCCGCAGCCACGCGGTCAATGTCGGCGTCCTCCCGGATGGTCACGCCATTCATAATGATCTGCACGCCGCCGGAGCCGCCATTCCCGCTTCGCGCCTCCTCGGCAGTCAGCACCTGCTCGCCCTGGTGGAGCAGCGCAGGGAAATTGTCATAGGGTACATAGTCAATGCCCACAGCGTAGCCGATGGCATTGCGCGGGACAACATTGGCGTAACCGTAGCCATTGGCAATCATCGTATTTGTACCCGAAGACGTGCCCGTGGTCTGTGTGGTGGCCGTCCATGTTGCCGCACGGCCCTTCGTAAGATTCTGCGACAGGTCATACTGCGCTTTCCAGCCGCCCAGTGCTGCGGTGTTCTCCCGAATCGCAGTAATCATGTCGTTTTCTGCGTCGGTCTGGGCGCGGACTGCCTCGCTGGAATCATACTGCGCCTCAGCCAAGGCGCGTGCTTCCTCCAGATAGGTCTCCACCAGCGTGCCCGCCTGCGTGTTCCCGTTGTTATAGTCTTCCATAGCCTGCTGGTACAGCCCGGCCAGCTCCTGAAGGCGTTCTGCGTTACCGTCGCTCCAATCCAGCGCGGTTTCCTTGCCAGTGAGCACCGCTGAAAGAGCTTCCTCGGTATATTGATCCGCAAGGTTTTCCAAAGCGGCTCGGCCTGCGCCGATTGCCTTATTGGCCTCCTGAAGAGCATCACCCAGCTCGCCGCCATAGCTCTCGATCTGGGCAGCTATGCTCTTTGACCTCTCTTCGTTGTAGCCCTCGCCCATAGCCGAATCGATGTCGGCCTGGACGTCGCTCAGGTTATCCGTCAAGGCGTCATAGCTGGTGGCCAGCTTATCCGACAGGCCGCCATAGGTCTCGTTGATGTATGTCAGGATAGCCTCAGCGGCATCTGCGCCGCTGATCTTTCCCTTGGTCACCATCTCGGGGATCTTTGACTTATCCTTGCCCGTGGAATTGGCCAGAGCCTGATAGACGTCTACGCCGCGCTCGGAGAAGTAATTCAGATACTCCGTCGTTGCCTTTCCCGAGGTTCGCATGCGGCTCAGGCCGGAGATGAACATCTTGACGTCAGAGGAACCCAGATTCAGGCCGGCAGAGGCATCCGACAGCGTCTGGAGCACACCCAGCGTTTTCTCCGCGTCGTAGGTATTCAGCAGAAGCTTGGAATACCCTGTGATCTCGTCGTAAGAATAGTTGGTGGACGTTGCCATGGCTTTGACACGGTCCAGATAGGCGTTTGCGGCCTCGTCACCACCCAGCTTCTGAGCGAAGGCCATCTGCGTCTGCTCACGGGAGCCTGCGATCGTGCTGCCGGAGGAAAGGCCTGTATCGGTAGTTGCGCCAGCATTTTCGTACAGCCCTGCGTACCAGTCTTTGTAAGCATCGTCGCGCTTTTCAAAAATCTGGATCCCGCCAGATACCAGACCAACGCCCGTCCCGATAGCCGCACCGATCGCCGCTCCGGCCGGCCCACCAACCATGAAGCCGGCAGAAGCACCTGTCGCAGCCGTAGACAGCGCGCTGGAAAACATGGAGCCCCCATCATCGCCGAGGGCACTTCCTGCAATAGCATTTGCCCCCTGGGACAGGATCTGCTTGGCGGCGTCGCCTATGCCGCTGACTGCGAGAGCATTGATCACGCTTTTGCCGAAGCTCGTGCCCCCGCCACCGCTGTCTGCAGAGTTTTCGGCCTTGGAGATGGCCTTTTCTGTCTCCCTAGCCGCGCTGGTCACGGCTTTCAGATTGCGAACCATGTTGTCGTAGTTGGCCTGCGCCAGTTCCAGCTTCAGGCCATCTGCAGCCGAGTGCGTCAGATCGAACTGTTTCTCGGCAGCCTTCAGCTCTGATTTGGCTTTGCTGAGATCCATCTTCATGGTGATCTTATTTTTATTCAGCGCATACAGCGTATCCTCCAACTTGTCTACGTCCTTGCTGAAGGACTTCGTCACGCTGGACATTTTCTTGATCGCATCCGAATAACGATCCGTAGACTTGACAACAATAGATGTCTCAGGCATATTTCCTCCCCCTTTCTTGACATTTTTGAGGCTTTTGCTATAATGAAAACGAGGTGAATTGTATGCTCGTGTTTGGTTTACTTCTTTTTATCCCCGGGTGCGTTTTTGGTATCCGCTGGTTTTCCGAGCATAAATTTGAATATATCGACGGCGTCAGGCCCTCTCGCCAGCTGGATCGGAACTTCTGGTTGTGCATGGGTTGCCTGTGTCCCTCGTTGCTCCTGATGTTGGCAGGGGCGATTTCTTGGCTGTAAACCGAATTTATACCGCTTCCTTCGGGAAGCGGTTTTATTTTTTCTTCCGCTTCGTAGACCGCACCGTGTGCTGTTTCTTGCCAACAGGCTGTGGCCGGCGCTGATTTGCCTCATAGGACGACATCGCCAGGATCAGGTCATGCCAACCTGTGCCGCCTTCCCAGAGTGCCCGAAGATCTCCGAGGCCCCAATGGTGAGCAGAAAACAGGTAGTATAGCAAGCCTAATTCCGGGTCGCTGCCGTCCGTCAGACGTTTTTTACTTCGGTGATGGTCAGGCGGCGGTATCCGCTCAACCGTTCGATGACCTGGGCAAGATCGGTGATCTCACCGGCCAACAGCATCTTCTTGACCGCATCTGCCGGCGTGGCGCCGCCGAACTTCTCCAGCAGCCGCTCGTCCTTCAGATTGGGCTCCACGCAGCCAGCCAACAGGATATGGACCTCCGTATCCTGGGTAAACCGTTCAATGTCGTGCACCTTACCGTAAGGCAGCGCCTTCAACTTGAACACCACATCGTGCCCGGCAAGATCGCTCAGTCGGTCGATCTTGTAGGCGGCGGTGGGAAGTTCCTTTTCCACGTTGGGGATATCGCCGCTCAGCAGCAGATCCAGCACGGAAGGCTGTGCGGCGGTCTTT